TTGAAGGTTCAAGCTCTAACACCTTTGAAACTCAGCTGGTGGTAACAAATCCATCGCAGGATAATGTGATTACACTGCCTGACAACACAGGTACAGTGGCACTCACATCACAACTTGGAGGTGGTGCTGGTGCTGACACTGGTATCAATGCTGGCAATCTATTAGTGGTTGCAAGTGGTGGGTTAAGTGATAATGATTTCCTAAAAATAGATGGTACAAGTGTAGAAGGTAGAACAGCGGCAGAAACGTTGTCTGATATAGCGGCAATGCCACTTGCAGGTGGAACATTTGGAGGCAATGTAACTTTTAATAGCTCGGCGCAGGCTACCTTTGACGCTCAAGTTACTGTGAATGACTCATTAAAAATTTCTGGCACAGGTAAAATAGAAGATGTTAGTGGCGATGGTATTGAGTTTGATGGTCCTTTATTAATAAATGATAACAAAAAAATAGCCTTTGGTTCCGTTGTTGGCGGTAGTGAAAATGCAACAATCAACCATACTGGATCATCTCAATTGGTTATTGAAAATAATGTAGGAAACTTTTTTATTTCACAAGCGTCGACTAGTAATTTTTTCATCCAAAAAAATGGTGCCACTGGTGAACTACAGATTACGCAAAACGTAAACGATGGAATGATAAGAATTAAGTGTGATGATGGATCAGGTAATACTACTGACTACATACAATGCGACGGCTCAGTAGGTGAAGTACGTTTGACGCACTATGGTGATGCTAAAATAACGACTAAATCTGGTGGTGTTGAAGTTGATGGCACATTGAATGGTCATACCCTTCCTTCAGGTACTGGAGGAACATATATGTTGGATCTAGTTAATGATACATCACCTCAGCTAGGTGGTGAGTTAGATGTGGCCAATCAAACGATAACAAACGCAAGTGGTGGTACATCAACTCCAACTGTAACGTTCCAAGATAGTGCATCATCATATCATCAGGTTCAAATGAAGAATCTTCATACCAATAGTAATACTGGCGAAATTTTCAAACATCAGTTTTATTTTACAGCCAACGACAGTGGTGGATCAGCAAGAGATTATGCAGGCATTTATGGTGCAATAGTTGGAAGTTCTAGTAATAATGCTTCAGTAGGATTTCATGAATTTTGGGCAAAAGATGGTCAATCTAACGTTGCTTATATGAGAGGTAGACAGGGTAGTGTGTCAATACAAAGAGGCTTGTACGTTGGTGACAGAACAGTAGTAGGCACTGACAATGAAGTCAGAGCCGAAGGTGAAATTACAGCGTTTTATTCTTCAGATGCAAGACTCAAAGAAAATGTAGTAACAATAGATGGTGCGTTGGATAAAGTGATGGCAATGCGTGGTGTATCCTTTGATTGGAAAGATGAACACATAGAAAAGCGTGGCGGAGAAGACGGATACTTTGTAAGAAAAGAGGATATTGGTTTTATTGCACAAGAACTTGAACCAATCTTGCCAACCGTAGTGCGTAAACGTAAAGATGAAACACTTGCAGTTGACTATCAAAAAATGGTAGCTGTGCTAGTAGAAGCAATGAAAGAACAACAAGAACAAATAAAAACCTTGACAGAACAGGTAAATTCTCTTATAACTAATAGTAGCGAGAAATAAACTATGGCCTTACCAGCAACCGGCAGTCAAATATCAATGAGTACCCTCCGTTCATTTTTTTATGGTGGGTTTGGTCCTCCAATGCCTCAAATTCCAGCTACAAATACAAATTTACAGCTTAGTGGAATATTTGGTGCTTTTATAACACCAACGGTAACTACTAACACCAAACTCAGTGCCACATTTGGTGGTTGGCAAAACGGTAACACAGCTGGTTCAAGTCCATAATACACATCTTGCTCATGGTGTATAAAGATATATACTAGACAATGTAAAACCTTAGGAGGTAAAACATGGCAAAGAAAAACATCGTGGATACTGCGGTAATCCATAGAACTAGATATGAAATCGAAACATTTGTGCTTGGAGAACATCCACATCCAGCCAGACAAGCACAACTTTTAATCAACGAAATACGTAGAGTAAAAGCAGGCATAGTCATTGAAAGCGGAGAACACGCCAAAGCTAGTTTAGAAGCTGAACTTAATATACTCAATGAAATTCTCACAGACATGGGTACCAAACATGATATTCCTGCTCTGCTAGAAAACATTGAAACCTATGAAGAACAGTATTGGGTAGATAGACTAGCAAGGTTGGCCGCAATTGACATGCTAACAATTGGCAAAATACAACCAGATCACATGAATCGCATCGCGGCATTGAATGATACTGCTTTTGCCAACTGTGTAAAAACAACAACACAACTTGCAAAACTATTGAATGACGGTGTTGTACAAGCAGAACGTCAGCTTGCACAAGACATGGTTCCACAAGAAATGATGTAGGTGCACCAATGGTAAGTGTTCCTTCTGCTTATGTAAACAATAGTGGATACAGAATTGCTATATGCATGCCAGTGATGGATAATTGTTCTACTCTGTTTACTAGAAGTTTGAGTAATCTAATGCACAAATGCGGGCGTGATAAAAAACCAGTAACCACTCATATGGTGTATGGTAGCAACGTGATTTCACAGAGATATGAACTAGCCAAAGAAGCACTAGATACCAGTGCAGATTTTCTGCTTTGGTTAGACAGTGATATTACTTTTCCAAGCGATCTCATAGATAGATTATTGAACAGAAAAGCCAAGCTAGTAGGAGTACCTTATACTACTAGAATAAGACCTATACGCAGTACTGCGTTTAAAAGCAGTTTAGATTACAACGCAAGATTAAATAGTGCTACAGACAAAGGTTTGGCACTGGAAAAAGTAGCCGCCTTAGGATTTGGTTGTGTACTGATACACAGAGAAGTGTTTGAAAAAACAGAACAACCTTGGTTTGGTACAAGATATGATGAAAAGACGAAAACCATAATGGGTGAAGATATTTACTTTTTTGAAAAGGCGGCAGAAGCTGGATTTCAAGCCTACGCTGATTTTGAAATTGCTGACTCTGTAACACATGTTGGATCAAAAGCATTTTCACTACAGGACATTGAAGAATGACAATATCACACGGAATAGACACAGAAAAAATGATGTGGAGACCAAACTGGAACCAACAGTTTGATCCAGAACATGTATTAACTATTCGCGGTGAAGTACAGGTATCGCCTTGGACTAGAGTGCTGAAATGCGTTGACGAATTTCCAAGAATGTATCTTGAAGACATTGATGACATGGAAGCCATAGAAGCTATGGCAACAGAGTATGCTACTGAACACAGTCATATATGGGTGGTAAACGAAAAGTATCCTATCTGTGATGATTTTCCTTGGCATTGGCGACCTGGTGGAACTGATAATAATTACATCTATGAATTTCCAATGGTAAGTCATCGTAGTAAAAGACCACTTGGTTGGGACGTGGTAAGACTGGTGCCTACAAATACCAAACCAAAAAACACAATACGTAGCAGGATTATTGCAAGCTACGTTGATACAGAATTTGACATCTGCTTTATCAGTTATCATGAAGCAGAAGCCGACAGAAATTTTCAATCTATTGTTACAAAGTATCCTGAAGCCAGGCATATTAGAAACATCAAAGGTATTGAGAATGCATACAAAGAAGCTGGACGAACCAGCTCAACAGAAATGGTATGGATCGTTGACGCAGACGCAGTAATATTAGATCACTTTCGTTTTGATTTTGTGCCTCCTAAAAGCAAACGAAAAAACACTACATATTGCTGGCGAGCTCGTAACCCAATCAACGGATTGGAATATGGGTTTGGTGCTGTTAAATTATTCCCCCGCAAGCAGTTAATGACCCTTGGTAATAAAATGCCCGATTTTAGTACCAACGTTGCTTTCTTTCAACCAATTGATCAAGTCAGCAACATTACTGCTTTTAACAAGGATCCGTATCGTACTTGGAGAGCCGCTTTTAGAGAATGTGCTAAACTCTCTAGCAACATTATTTCTAACAGTAGGGTTGAAGAAAATCAAGAACGTTTAGATGCGTGGATGAAGATTGATAACGGAGCTCGCTTTGGTAGATACGCACTGCGTGGTGCTAGAGATGGTGCTGAGTATGGCAAACTTCATTCTGGAAGTCCAAACCAACTCGCTATGATTAATGATTTTGATTGGCTCAAACAGGAATTTTTGAGTGCAATGAAAAAGAAACTAACTGTTTAAGCTGGCAATCCAATCGGGGCCATTTGTATTAGAATTTCTACTATAGATGGTCCCTATTTTTTTGACTATCTTTTTATCATACAGTATATTTTTACTGCCAGGGTGTAAAGGTCTTGGCCAATTGCCAATCTTTACCCAACAGTATCCATCGCTTTCATTGTTCAACAACGGAATAAACTCTTCGTATACTGTAATTACAAATGTATTATAAACAAACTCATTGTTTTTACTGGTAAACACATGCAGTGGATGTACCTTTTGTACATCAGGCAACATGCCTATTTCTTCTTCTAGTTCACGTAATAATGTTTCAATAGGCCGTTCTTGTGGTTCGCTTTTGCCTCCCCAAAAAGCCCATGTTCTAGGATGTGTGTTGTTACTGCTTCTTTGTTGTAAACAAATTCTACCTGTATCAAGTGCAAGAAGCAAACACCCGCTTGCTTGTATCAAAGGAATATTCTCCAAAATCCTGGTTTATATCTCTGTCGCCATGCGTGTACCCAATCTTCTCCGTTGAAGTAGAGAAGGTCACTGTTATCATTGTTGGTTATATACTGTGCAGTTGATCCATTTGCACTGGCATCAAAACTTATACTCCAGTTTGCTCCATCATACGCAATGATGTCACCCTTGCCTGGGTTACCAGAGATAGGCATGCCCCAATTTCCTCCTATAGGAACTTCGTCAGTGATAATATATCTTTGTCCTGAGGCCGCGGCAGGTAATCCAGATCCCGGTGCAACTGCTATAGGATTCACAATTTTATCTACTGCGGTGAGTGTGGTGCTTGGCAACGTAGCTGAATCTAGTGTAAAGTCTAGTAGGTTTACATTTCCTGAATTGTAGCTGATTGTTGCTACTACATCACTGTCGTCATCATCTGGTGTGCCTGCTAATCTCAAACGTATTTGACTAAACCCATCATTTATATTACCAATACTTGCTAATATTTTACGCCAACTCAGTGTTTCTGCATTACTATCAACTGTTGTTGCGTCTTGATTTTGAATGGATATAGTATTAGCACTAGCGTCAACTTCCATCCAATATTGACTTGGTGTTACAACAACATAGCTCAAACTATCATGTGAAAAACTTTTATTTTGTCTAAATAAATCAACTTGATCAGTATCCATGGTGTAGAGTTTGTTGATGATTGTATAGATAAGTTTGCTTCTGTTGAATTTTGCAGGTGGTGTTAGATACATCATAGTTCTAAAACTCAATGTTGCAATATCAATGATGTCTTCTGTTCCAACTGGTTGACTTCTACTACTGTATTGTATGTTTACAAGTTCGTTGTATGTAAAAGCTGTCCAATCAAAAGGATTTTTATTACTGCGTAAATCTATTGTAGGATTAAAAATAACTAGTAACTGTTCTAATAATTGAAGTTTTTGATCTGTATTGCTTGTCCAAATGTCTACTGCATAATCTACATCATATGGCACTGGAGTTGCTTTGGTAATTTGATAACTGTTTCCTGCATCAGTGGTATAATCACCTGTGGCTTGATTGAATTCTTTTTCATATATTGTTTGTTTTGCTTCCATACCAATATGATGTCTTCTATCAGGAGCCATGTTGATGTTTGTAATATAAACAGTTATCTGTGGAACACTCAGCATTTTGTTTTCAGAATTTTCACGCATAATAGCCGCCGCCATACGTGTTGGATCACCGTACTTTGCTGGCACTGTTCTATAGATTGGATCACCATTTTCACTTTCACCAATCTGCACACTGAAGTTACTGAACATGCGAATAAATTGCACTAGATGTTGTCTTATTTGTTTGTCGTAAAAATAGTTCATTCTGTGTTCTTCTTAATATTGACGCCTGCTCCACTAAGTGGTTGCCTAATGTCAAATTCATCATTTGAAACTTGATCTTTGCCTAGTTGATTTACAAAACCTTCTACACTACCAAACACACTAGATTCCCAATCTGTTTTTTGTACGTTATCGTAAAGTCTTACCCACTTTGCACCACGTCTTACAAACAATCTATTTGGATCAAAATCTGTGCGTAAGAAATAATCGCCTTGATTTGGATTTGCAGGAAAACTTAGACCGCTTGCAAGTGTTTCACCATATGCCCAATCTGTACTTGGATTTTCATTTTCAGGAAGTACATACAAATGATCACTTTTTAATCCAGCCATACCATTATCAGCATCTGCTTGTGCTTGGATTTTTTTGTTTATATCCATTTCTTGATTGTATGTGCTTACAAGACTTGCAATACTGTTTTCATCTTCGTTACTTCCAAGTAAGTTTGTATATTCTTGTGCATCATTGAGTGGTGCTAGTTTTACTCTCCATATGTGCGGATACCAAGTTTGACTAAAACCTTCACTGCCACGTGCGGCATCTGTAACACTATAAAATTTTGGTATTGGTGCTTTGCTTTGATCCAATGCTAGTTCATCTAACAAATGTGGTAATTCAATTACATCACCTGACATTAGTCTTCTGCCTAGTTTTGTTACCATATCATTCATATGAAACGTCATAAACAGTGTATCATTTGTCAAAAATAATCCAAACTGTGAAAGATCAAAGTCATTGTCAGCTACATTGTACACACCACGTAATTCATAGATATCAGGATCGTATACCCTATCTCTATTTTCTAGAAATAATACGTCTTGTACGTCTAATTCACTTATGTCAGGTTCTACGTTAGTTAGGTTACCATTAGCATCTGTGGCACTACTATCAGTGTATTTAGGCTGGGTTTTGTCGTCTTGATCCGCTATATCTTGTGGTCCAAGATACTTGTGTACTATTACCCCAACTCCGCCAATGTCAAATTGCTCACGGATTTGACGATCCATAAAATAGTAGTCATTTGTTTTTGTTGGTTTGTAAAGTGTAAGTCTTGGCATATTATACGTTTCCTGCCTGTGTGCAATAATCCTGTATGTGCTTGTACATGTCCATTTCACAACTTTCGTGAATTCCTACCTTTTTTACTAGATACTCAATGTCATCACTTTCAGCATTTTCATAACCAGCACGTAGCACTCTTAATAGAATAGGTTGCCCTACATCATCTACCCATTTATCAGGTAATTGTTTAAAACCAACTGATGTCCAGTCTACAGTTCTAATTTTATCTTTATTTACATCTTTTAAAAGATTGCTCAACATCATAAAATGATGATTTGCATTTTGCACATTCATCACTATTGGAGAATCATCATAGTCATCTATATCTTCTGTAGAAAAATTGTATGATGCAAGAAAATGTGTATCACCTTTGCACAAAACAATTTTCTCTAAAAAAGCTTCAGCGTCATAGATCAAAAAAGGTAATTTTAGTAATAGGAGATGAGTATAGCCTTCTGCTTTGAATCCAGGCATATAAACTCTAGGATCCAAGTCACCTCCATCTGCGTAGGATCTCCTAGCACCGTTTTCATCAATCCACATTTTTATCACGCTTGCATCAGGAAAAGGCACAACTTCTTTTTGTAATAATTTTGTTCTAGGACTAAGCCAAAGTATATCTTCACTTTTCAAATTTAATTTGCTTAATTCTGTTTTTGCAATGCTTTTTAGATAATCTTTAAGTACGTTAAGCTCTGCATCTTCTTCCGGTGTTTTAAGTAAAAAATCAGGTGATCCATGCGGAAACTCTGTGGTTCCAACTTCTGATAAACCGTATACAATTACACCTAACTTCATGATAAGTTCTCCATTTAATGTATTTACCGCTTGACAAAACTAATTAGTACATGTTACAATAATAGAAACAATCACAGGAGTGCAACTATGGCTAGCGGAGTAAAAATAAAAAAGAGAAAGAAATCTTCAGCACCACGTCGTGGTACTAGAGGATTACAAGCACCTAGTTTTGATAACTGGGAACAGCTTGATGGAAAACAGTTTCATAGATTAAAAGTTACTGTACATGATTTTTACTACATGAACTACAAATACAATGATAATGTAGAACATGCATTTACATGGATGAAACAGAACGGCTATACAAAAGATGAAATAGCTAGTGTCAGAAAAGCAGGCAAATATCAAATTGTACTAGGCATTCAATGTAAACTATTGCTAGATGGTTGTCCTGAGTACAATGAAAAAGAACAGGAATATTGGCAGAGCTGTCCAGGTACAAGTGGTGATCTCAAACCAATGACTGAATGGATTAAAAA